CGAATGAATCATGACATCCTCTCCGGAATGCATGATCTCACGCAGGCAGATAATGCCGGCCACCAGAACAAACCCTGCAAGGGCACCGATGGCGGTGTTCTTCAGGTAGCTGGGGGAGGAACGGTGGGCAGGCACGATGGCATAGTCCACAATACGGACAGAACTGCCGTCAACAATATCCGAAATACGGTCCGGCAGGACCTTGGCAATGGTGTTGGCAATCAGCTCAGCCTCCGTGGGGCTCTTGCTGGTGACGGTAATGTTGAAAATGCCCGTGCTCTTCACACTTGCCACAGTGATCATCCTTCTCAGTTCACCGGCAGTATAGGGCACGCCGGATTCATCAATCACCTCTTCCAGCGTTGTGCGGCTGTTGAGAATCTCAATATAGGTGCTCACCAGGGTCTGGGCTGCCGTGAGCTCACCGTTGGAGATGGAAAAGCTGGTGCCGCCCACCGAAACCGTGCTGTTGTTGACATACATGCTGGCCTCCGCCTCATACTCCGGAGATATAAACATGTAAGAGATGCCGAATGCGGCACCGCCCAGCAGAAGTGCCACAAGTATAATAATCAGCGCATTGCGCCATAAGGCCCGAAACAGTTGCAGAAGATCTATTTCAATCTCCCCGTTGTTGTTCTTTGTCATTTTGTCTGTCTCCTTTAAAAATTGACAAGTTATTATACCCTTATTTGCATCATTCGTAAAGGGAAAATTTAATTTTTTTCAAATGCCGACTTGTATTCTTCTGAAATATAAGCTATAATTGCACGAATCTAATCGAAGGAGCGCCTGCTGATATGTGGGAAAAGGAAAGTAACCATATTGGAATCAAAATTCTGCTTGTACTTCTGATTCTGGCACTCGGTGCCGGGTTCTTTTATATGTATAAACACGTCAAAGCAGTGGAGGAGGCACAGGACGCCGAGCTCATGGCGGTGCACCAGGAGCACCAGCAGGAGCTGACCGAGGCTCGTCAGGCGACCTATGACGAAGTGGGGGCACTCTACCAGCGTGATCTTGACACCGTCAAGCAATATCTCCCCGGCATCGTCTGCTGGGGCGACATCACAACCGGAGGCACTGCAGGCGGCGTCAGCTACCCCAGTGTGCTGCAGGATGAGATTGACCTTCACATCACGGACCGGTATGACTTTTACGGCACCCTGGAAAACACCGAGGGCATTGCCCGAATCACCGACTGGACGGTTTACACCGTTGAAATTCCCGTGGTCAACATGGGCACCGGCAAAGAGACTGCCGCCACCGTGGCAGGCAGAAACGGTGCTGTACCCTTTGTTGTGGCAGAGGACTTTATCATTCCTGCCGGTACCGAGAAAGTCCCCATCAAGATCAGGAGCTCCGACGAAGCGCTGCTGAACAGCCTTATCCCGGAATACTTCCCCCAGGTTCTGAAAGGCTCTGACGTCAACCCCCTGACCCAGGGTGACGGCGGCATCAACCCCGTGACCATCAACGGCATAGAGGGCGAGCTTCAACTGGATCTTGAAGTGTATTATTCCAACCAGAAAATGAGCTATTCCTTCACCCGTCTTTCTCCGGGGGCTGAAATGCAGGTGACAGAAGGTTCTGAAATCACCACCGCCGCATCCTCCAAGTACCTGGATTATATTCCCATCATCTTTCTTGGCACCTATGACAACATGAACATGACGGCGGATCAGCTCATCGCCTACCAGAAGGCGATTATCAACCACCAGATCCGCAACCGGGACCGCTATCTGATCATCGGGCCCTACTATCTGGACAGCCGGTGGGACCGCGGTACCACCCAGGATCTGAACACCTTTGAAACCGCTCTTCTCCAGGAATACGGCGATCACTTCATCAATGTGCGCAAGTATCTCTGCAGTGACGGCCTGACCGATGCCGAGCTCACTGCCACAAAGCAGGACACCGATGACATTGCCCATGGTCTGGTCCCCACCAGCCTGCGCAGCACGGCAGACCCGTCCGAGCTCAACGCCACCGGCTACAAGCTGGTGGGCAAGCTGGTGTATAACTGGATGGACCGGCTGGGCTACTTCAAGGAGGTCAAGGACGAGCTGGGCATCACCGCCCTTGAAAAGCTGGACCGCCAGCAGCAGGCCAAGCCCGAAACCACCGTAAAACCCAGATAAGCACACAGCAAAATAACTCTTCTTATGCCGACGATAATTCGCCGGCATTTTTTATTCCCGCAGCTGCTCCTCCTTCTCCTGCCGGTCACCTTCCTCCGCAAACCGCCAGTGATAGCCGCCCGTCGATTTCAGTTGGCCGTGACACACATTGTGGATTTTATGCAATCCCGTCAACCGCTCAGCCTCCGTCTGGGACGAATACCGCTCCCCCGTTTCCACACAGATCACCGGTCTGGGCTTACTGTCAGAATAGATAAAGGCGTCATTCCTCCCCTCAGCGGAGCGCTGTTGCATCCTTCTGCTCATTTCCGCTCTTTTCTCGGGAGAGTACCGCCTTTCCTTTTCATACTCTGATAGGTGGCAGCCCGTGTCTCTCCCTCCGGTCTTGCGGTTATAGCCCTTTTCCGGATTCAGGCTGTCGTAATAGTCAATAAACCAGGCCTCCAGAGCCCATGCCCCCTCCTGCGTCAGGTTTGAGCATAGCGCCTCCATGGTGAACTTCTCCTTGCCAAACCGGGCAATCGCCTCTCCGATTGCGCCTCTCCTGCCTTTGCATTTCAACCTGTAGCCTTTTTTCCAGCGTGTCATCAACGTCTTCCCCGTCTGCCCGATGTACACCCTCCCATCCGGCCCGGTAATCTTATACACCATATAATGCGCATCCTTGTTCTGATTTTCCTTCATTCTTATCCTCCCTTCGCCTCGTCAAAACGGCACCTCCATGTCAGCAGGCAAACGCACAGCGTTTACCTGTTATGACATTCGTGCCGTTTTTCCTCTCTGCGACTCGCTAAGAGCCCTGCTACGCAGGGTTGCTCGCTTGCATGGCGTCTGCGGGCGCTCACACTCAAGCAACGCCTTTGCTCCGTGCACTCGCTACACGTCGTGCACTTCGCGGCTTTTGCTTTCGTGGGTTACGTATATGTACTTTTGTTCCACTTATTAAGCTCGGCCACAGTACTTAGCCTTTACCCTGCCCCAATCGTTCCCCCTTATTTAGCTCGGATAGAGCACTCACCACGACGTATGCATTTGTCTCCCGAGCATCACGACGCGTGACCTGACGCGCGACGTTCCCAGCTTGCTTGCTACGCACTCAATACGAGGAGTTCGCCATTCTATAAATCCAGTATTGTTCCGGCGTCCAACCCATCGCCTCTAACTGTGCAGCACTCGGCACGATGCCTGCGTTCATCATGGCACGTGCCCCTTCCGCATACCGTTCATTCACCGCATTCCGGTAATCCGCAGTCTCTGCTCCATTCCCTGCCACACCAAACAGCTTTGCCGCCTGCAGCTCGGTGTCTGTGAGATACTCCCCCACCTGCAGCAGATATTCATTCTCCCACTGCCGCAGCCTTGCGTTAAACTCCTGCACATCCACGTTCTTCTCCTTCGCCCACCGCTCCAGATTCTGCAGCTCGGTGAGATATTTGTTGCTGATCTCCAGCACCTTGTCCGCTTTTTCAAATTCTCCCTGTGCCCGCAAATCGGCAATCTGCCTCGCGGTGTCTGTCTGCAGCTTCACCTCGGCTGAGTTGACCATTTGTCTGTCATTCGCCGCAGCACTCTGTATGCCGCCATACTGCGTCGTCCCGATCCCACCCCGGTCCCCTCTCGCCTCGGCATACAGCACCTGATTGTCCAGCGCCTTCGCCTCATCCGCATCCACCTGGTTCCGCTGGGTCTGAAACCTCGCTCTGCTGTCCTGCAGATTCCGGTCCATTGCCTTCACACCCCGGGCAACCGCATAATCCGCAGCCAGCACAGCCCTCCCCTTTTCCTGATTCTCCCTTGCAGCCAGCTCCGCCTTCTGCTGCGCAATGTCCACATAGTCAATCGGGTCTACACTCCCCGTGCCTATATACGCTCTCGCTCCGTTCACCACACCCTTGGCCGCATCCGCCGCCTTATCCTTTGCAATGAACTCCGAGGCATTCATCCCGTTGGGCACCCCGGCAGCCAGTGCGGCATAAAACTTATCACTGTACGGTACTTCCACTTCCCCGGGCAGCACACTGCTCCCCGAATTTCCTGTTCCCGTCTTCGTACTGTTGGAATACGAATTCTTCACCGAGGTGCCGGAATTGCTCTTATTGCCTGTCGAACTCCTGTTAGTAGAAGAGCCCGTCCCTCCTCCAGACGAGCTCTTTGTACTTCCTGCTGCCGAACCGGCAGCATCTTTTTTAGTAAACGTTGGGGATGTGGTCGATGTTCCGGTTATCCCGGCCACCGCCTGATTCCCCGGCCTCGATGCTTTCGCCATACCTTATTCCCCTCCTCTCGTCAAAACGGCACATACATGTCAGCAGGCAAACGCAAGGCGTTTACCTGATATGACATTCGTGCCGTTTTTCCTCTCCGCTCAAGCAACGCTTTTGCTCCGTGCACTCGCTACACGTCGTGCACTACACAGCTTTTGCTTTCGCGGGTTATTCTTTCTATTTCAGGGTTCAGGGGACAGGATACAACACTGTCCTCTTCCCTGTCCATTTCATCATAATTTAAGCTCGGATAGAGCACCCGGTACGAGGATGCATGTACTCCTCCGAGCAACTTGCTCCAACCTTATAACGGGCATGAATCACTCAAATTTTCTGCATCGATCAGTCCCTCTCCAATGATATAAGCTATAACCGTTGCGCCGGCCATAATCATGCCGGAGATGGTCTCTGCCGTTGCAGCATCGCCCTTAAAAGCCACAACAAGATCCGTAATAAAAGCGGCAATAGCCAGCCAGAACTTCCGGCTGGTAAGCTTGCGGATCATATCCTGTTTCGTCATATTCCCCTCCGAAATTTAGTATTTTTTGATAGCACATCGGGCTCCGGCCCGGAAATCACCGTTTCTCCAACGCGGCCACACGCTTTGTCAGCTCATCTAACTGCACCTCCACAATCGGCATGCGCTGGGCAAAGTTGTTGTGCTTCTTCACTTCCTCCGTCAGATGCTTGATCTCGTTGTTCGTCACCGCGGCAGCTTTGCCGTTGGCCAGAATCACGCCGAAAAGCGTCACGGCACTGGTGATCAGCGCCACCAGAATTGCATCACTCACAAGAATTTCCTCCTCTATTCCCTACTCCCTATTCCCTACTCCCTATTCCCTATTCCCTTCTCTAAACTCCTCCATTGCCTGCAGCAGATCCCGCAGCGTCAGCACCACCAGTATCGCCCTGGAATAAACACGAAACTCCTCTTCCGTGATCTTTACCATTCCCGCCTCATCATCCGGTATCCCGTCCGGATCCTCCGCTTCCGCATCAGAAAATGCCTGGTAGAATTCCCTCCCCAGCTCTGCCCGCTTCTTCAAAACCGCCTCGCTCTGATCCGCCGGCCTGAGATACACCTTCACCAGCACGTCAGAGCACTCCCGGATGGATACGGACTTTGCCAGCACATCTTTCACGATGCTGTACTCATCCTGCCAGAGCTCCCGGGTCAGCCACTCCACCTGCAGAAATTCATCCCCGATGGAGAGCCCCTGCTCCTTTGCCAGGTCATACAGCCCCTCCTTCCTCGGCGGATACGTCCACTGGCAAAGCCCGTACCCGCCGCCTCCCGGGCCCTCACAGGCAAATGCACGCCGGCAGATCTTGCCCGCATCCACCTGAGCGGTATAGTCCTTTGACTTCTGAAAGTCCTTCCCGAAGTCCCCCTGCAGCCGATAACTCACGCAGCCGCTCTCCGCCTCCATGTTGCCCATAATCGCCGCAGCGGCGACATCACTGAAGCCCTTGTGCTTCAGAAACCGCCAGATACTTTCTTTTGACATTAAAAATCTCCTTTTTTCTATTGCATTTCAATTGCTTTTTGGGTAAAATGAGACATAAAGCAATTGTGTTTTAATCGAGATGATGTTCAGGAAAGGAGCTGAATCTGATGCTTGATAAAGCTGATCTGCAAGCAATACAAGAATTAATGCAGGAAACAACTGACCGTCAAACAGCTACATTTATGACTGTGATTGAATCTGATATTTACCCCAAAATTCAGTTGCTTGCTGAGGGGCATAAGACTATCCAGCAACAAATCACTCCGGTTAGTGAAATCGACAATATGAAAGCTGAGCTATCTGTACTGCGTGATGCCGTAAAATATTTAAGCAGCAGATTACAAGCTCTGGAGAGCCGAGTATCATAATATAGAATCTTCATATCGAACCTTTTCATGCTGAAAGGTTCGATTTTTTTCTCTTTATTTCCACAGATAAGGACACACATGATGCCCCCCTGTCATCCTGTACACATCCTCAATCGGTCCCGGCTCAATCCAGACAGGCTCTCTCAGCCGGCTGATGCGCTCCCTGTACATATTGAGAAACACGGTGTACCGGTAAGCATCATCATATGCCAGCAGATGCGCCGCCACATAAAACACCAGGCACTCATGCACATCGGGTGTGTTGTCCATCTCTGTGCTGTCCTCCGTCCCGGGGCTCACCCTATGCGGATAACGCCAGTATTCCAGCGCCAGATCAGGCGGGTGATGACACGGCAGCTCAATTCTCCCTGCCACAAGCCGGTAGCCGAAGAATCGCTCATACCGCCTGCTTCTCTCCGGAAGCAGCCCACCGGTGAAGGGCAACCAGCAGTCATCCGGGAGCTTATAAAGCAAACGCTCCCCCACCTGCTCCTTCTCCAGCTCCTCAAGCCGCACCATAGCAGGTATCCGTTTCACACTGGTGGCAATGTCCATCTGCCCGTTGTTCACGAGGCCCGGGATCATGGCGATATAGTCGGCCTGATTGTTATACGTGGCAGGGATGGTTGTCCCCGCCACGCTGTAAGAAAACACGAGCTCCAGCACCCTGTTTTTCAATTCTCCATAAGTCACATTTCTCCTCCACTGCTGCCGAAAGTTACTCTCAACAATCTTTTCATTTAATGAGCTCGTTCGCACAAGGGACGGTTCTCCGTTCGCACAAGGGACGGTTCTCTGAGTTTTTCAGATGAGCTCGGATAGAGCAGTAAGTACGAAGTACAATGCTGTCTACCGAGCCCTTTAATTGCACTACTTACGAGGAAGATCCCCTGTCACCCAACATTCAGCTTCCTCTCGGATACGCCGATCGGCTTCATGCTGCGGAGCACCTCCACAACCTTAATTCTCGTGTGCCCCTCGGGCGGGGTGATCTCCGTCTCCATCCCCGTGATCTCCACAGCCCCGGACCACGCCCCGGAAGCGCTGACATCAACAGGCGTGTCATAGGTGACCTCCGGGAGGGAGGCATGATCCTCCGCCGTGATGTAATACCACTTGTTTGTGTCCTTCTCCTTCTCCATGTTCATGATGATGGTGGACTTCCCCGGATTCGTAGCACTTGTGATAAACGGAATATCCTTCAGCACAGGCTGCCCTCCGTGGAAGTAAATCCCGTCTGCCTTCTCATCCAGCACAAAGCAGTCATAAAGCACGCGCCCCTCGCACAGCGTGCCCGAAAGCCCCGGAGGATCCTCGTGAGTCTTATATTCCTCCAGCTGACGGGGTGCCACACACGCATCCTTGTGCACCAGCAGGAATGCAGACCCTGCCGGCAGCTTGCTGTGAGGCACAAGCACAATCTCAATGCCGTCCACCATGCCGATGCGCCCCGTCTTCAGCATCTCCTGCGAGGAGTTGCCGTTTCGGATAAAGGACGGATCCTGCATCAGCAGATTCCCATAGTGGTACGTACAAAAAGCGTAGCAGTTGTCAATCGGTACATTCCGGTCACTCATGTGCTCCACACCGTTGAGCAGCATGGCATGGGCATTCGCCTTGGTGATCACCTCCGTGGCATTGTGCCCGTTGTCAATGGCGGAAAAAGCCATGGTGCGGAAGCAGTACCGGTCATAATTCGGCACAATCACCTCCCGCAGCTCTCTCGCCAGGCACTTGCCCGGGTTGCTGACAAATTCGCTCTGCACATAGTCTCCCCGGTCAATCACAAAGCTGAAGCCCTTGTCCTGGGTGACCTTCAGCGTCTGGATGTTCCGGCTCAGGTCATTGGGGTTGCCGTAACGGTTCATACCGCTTCTGGTATAGTCATTCAGCGGTGCGTATGGAATACTGTAGACCACAAAGGTCTGATCGCCCTTATACTCAAAGGCATTACCGGTTACCAGCGCCGCCTGGGACTCCGAAACCCAGCGTTCGTCAACTTCTCTCAAGTATTTGGTTGCTAAATTCATTCCACCTGCCATATTCAATAACCTCCTTGTTTGTTCTAAATCAGTTTTTTGTTGCTTTAAAAAGCTTCGTCTGTTGAGGAAGGGTACAGGACACAGGATCAGGGTCAGCTTCCCGCTGCCACAGGAAACTCACTCCTCATTATCCCTTTTCAATGCTTTTATATAAGCTCGGATAGAGTACTCAACACGTGGTTAAGTGTTGTCCTCCGAGCAGGATAGGTGCACGCAGTGCGAGCTCCCCTATTCCCTATTCCCTATGCCCTATTTTCTAACCCCTATCCCCTTTCAGTAAGAATTGAACCCTTTCATAAAGAGATCCTCAGGTTCATTCGCGGGGCCTTCGGCAGCTGCCACTACCGGGGCTCTCGCTGTGTTTTCTGCATTCTGCCTCAAGGTTGCAATCTCCTGCTGCAGAGCCGCAATCTGCTCACTCTGCTTCTGCAGCATCATGGATTCATACACACGCAGAGGAGGCAGATCACTCTGCATGCACGCCTGATAGATGTCCTCGGGCAGTTCCTTACCCACAACCTCCGGATGTGCCTCTGCCAGCTCCTGCCACTCCGCATAGTAGTCACGCGACTGAACCACATTTTCGCTTGCGGGCTGTGCGTTAGCCATGCCTTGCGCAGGGAACACCTGCGACTCGCTAAGGGCCTCGCTTTGCTCGGTTGCTCGCTTGCATGGCACCTGCGGGTGCTCATCATCCACCGCCGTTGCCGGCGGTCCCCCCTCCTCCCCTCCGGGGAGAAGGCCAGCAGCCTCCTCAGCAGAAAGCCCGGCAGAGGAAGCATCCTTCGCTTCTTCTGTCGGGCTCTCCGGTTTCACCTTTTCTTCCTGTCCTGCGGCTTCTTCGGCTTTCTTTTCTGGGGTCTCAACGGCTGTATCTGATAAAGCTGCCTTCTCGAATACCTTTGCCTGATCTCCGCCTCTTTCAATCGCATCTTCCAGTTGTTCATTCATTATGTAAACCTCCTTTTCACCTGATCAACGCTCTCTGTGCATTCTTCGGCAAATCGTTGTATTTTGCCTGCATGCTGGTTGGCAGCCGGGCTATCTTTTTGGCAGCGTCCAGCTCACCGCCTACTGCAAAACCAATGTCCTCACCCCCTTTATCATGTGTCTCACTTGAAACCGGCAGATTGGCCTGCTTCTTCAAACTCTCAATCAGCTCCTGCTTCCTCGTGATCAGCTTGTCCGGCATACGCTCCAGATACTCGATGATGTTCAGCGTTCCGTCCCGCCTCAGGTTATCCAACGTCTGTACCATCGCGATCTCCGAATAGTACGTCGTCGCCCCCACATCCACCGAAATGTTCAGCCAGAGATGTTTGAAAGCAGAAAAATCAAACTCCTCCACAACACGTCTGCTCACCTTTGTGCTTGCCGGTTTCCCCGTCATCGGGTCAATCAGCTGCCGGCCGTCTGCCCCAAGCACCGGCTCCTCCACAGTCTTCTCTCTCACAATCGGCCTTTTGCCGTAATAGGTGCCCATCATATCCAGCAGGATTGCCCCAACGTCCTCCACCCATTCATGCAGGCCTGCCCTTGTGTTCTCCAGCGGCACTTCAGATGCATTCTGCAGCACCATCAGGGCAGAGGTGTTGTCCGGCCGCACAGACCCCATCTGAGCATCCGTCGCTCCCAGGCACTCCTTGGTGTATGCCATGCACAGGTCAATCGCCTGGATGATCTGGGCTGACATGTTGGCCGCCGGTATCGTGGATATCACCTCCCCGACCTGCTGCCCGGGCTGCAGATTCCTCACACCGATTGCTGTGCCCACTTCATTGCTGATATTGGGGATTAAATCCGCATTGTAGATCTTTGTCGGGAATGCCTGGGTCTGCAGGTGTCTGAAAACCATTGCCATCATCTGGTTGATGAAGATCTGGTTCGGGATAATTTCCGTGACCAGAGCTCTCCCGTGATACTGGTTTCTCTGCTTCTGCCAGTTGCCCCATGCCAACGGGTACCGGCTCAAACCGGTATCCACATCCTCAAAGATGTTGCAGTGTCTTGTTGCCTTGGTCACATGCACCATCTGCACCTTTCGGATCCCCACCATCCCCGTCTTCGGGTTGATAACCTGCTCCTCCTTCCACACCTTGGTGTAGAGATACACAAACAGCGCCTTCCCGGTTTTGTCATCATCCCCGTGGATCTCCGTCTTCCCGCCCACACCGGTGAAGTTAAAGACTTCCGCATCCGCCGTGATATGTATCCCCCTGTCAATGGAGCTCTCGCCTCCCTTGCCTAAAGGGAAGGGGACCGCAGGCACTGCGGTGGAGGGATTCCTCCTCCAAAACTCCGCCTCCCGCTTCAGGTTTTCCACCGTGTCCCTCCCCACAATCAGGATATACGGCTGCTTCTCCACATCACGGCAATTGGGGTTGCCGAACATCACGTTGATGCCGTCAATCAGCTCCATCTCGATCTCGCCCTTGTGCTCTCCAAAGGCCCCGCCGTACGGCCTCGCCTCCGGGTTCCAGAAAAAGTGGGCGGCATAGTCCCCGGTGATGGCCCCGTCAAACAAAGCATCCCGGATGCGATAATCCATCTTGAATTTCTCCAGCAGATTCCGCACCTCGGCAGTGGCAAAAGAAGCCGCCTCACCATCATCCTGATAGCTAAGCGGCTCAAAAGAAATCGTCGTGTTGCTTGACGTGAGAGAAGCCACAAACAAACTGGTCACTCTCTTAATAATATTAAACGTGGGTTTGGCCAACCGTCTCATCGCCTCATTGTCCGGCATATGGATCCACTGATTCCCAATGAAAAACTCATTGTTGGTGTTGACCATGGTGTACTGATTCGGCGTCAGATTGTTATTATATCCCCGCCCGTACTCATAATACTTCCATGCGTCTCGTAGATAATCATTCATCGCTTTCTCTCCCAAAAACAGCTCAGAAATTCCCCTCCCTAAAAAAAGCTCGGATAGAGCACTCATATCGAGGCACATTGTTGTCCCCCGAGCACTTTATGGGCACTAAAATCGTGCTCACGTCCTCCCCCTCAAAAAACTTTCAACTACCAACTACGCAGCGCAGCAAGTCCTTTAGGGCCAACTCACGTCCTCCCCCTCCCGTACGCCACATCAATGGAATAATTCAAACACTCCGCCAGCGCCTTCTGGTCCGCCTCATACTCCAGCTGCTTGATCCGGTCCGGTTTGGCAGGCTCCACTGGCAACAGCGGCTTCTCTTTACGGAAGCCGCGGCCCATGAAAAAACCGGACGCAAACGTCAGCAGCACCACCAGCACAACACTCAAACCCGCCAGCATCTCACTCATGCTTCTCTTCCCCCTTCACTTCCAGATGAAACATCTTCTTCAGCAGCCTGAAGTCATCCGGGTCATAATCTTCAAAAATATACCCCATGGTGATAATCTCCTTCCCGTCTGCCGCCTGATGCAGGTTCAGATGCTCTTTCATAATATCCAGAAACCGGTTCACATCCTCCATAATCTCCACATAGCTTTTGCAGGCCTCCTTCAGCCGCCTGACCTGTTCCTTCTTCTCTTCCAGCTCAGCGAGGACATATTCCTCGCAGGTTTTCACATCTCGCATAAACTTCTCCTTTTCTCTGTTGACTTTTTTCTTTGCCTGTATTACAATGTATTACACAAATAGTTGGGAGGTATCATCATGACTGTTTCCTTAAGATTGAGCAATGCAGAATCTGCACTGATCAAACACTATGCAGAGATCAATCACATAACGGTCTCTGATCTTTTCCGTACCAGTGTGCTCTCCCGGATTGAAGACGAATATGATCTAAAAGCCTTTGATGCGGCCTATGCCTCTTATCTTGAAGATCCTGTCACCTATTCACTGGATGAAGTGGAAAAAGAACTGGGCCTCACATGAAGTATTCCGTTGTTTTTTCAAAAGACGCCCTGAAAGAATTAAAAAAGCTCGATAAATACACAGCTTCCCTGATTATCGGATGGGTCCGTAAAAATCTGGATGGCTGCGAAAATCCGAGAGCACATGGGAAAGGACTTACCGCAAACTACAGCGGAAAGTGGCGGTATCGTGTAGGCGACTATCGCCTTCTTGCTGAAATTCAGGACGATAAGGTTGTCATTCTTGTGCTGCGAGTCGCCCATCGAAGTGAAGTTTATAAAGAATAGGGGTTAAACAGTCTGTCTATATCAAAGGCAGGCTGTTGTTTCTTTTCCTCCCAGACCTCCCCGGAGGAATAGATCATCCTCGCCAGCGCCTGAGACGTGGCATCCACCATATCGTCATTTTTCCCGTTCGGGAAGGCAACCCACTGCTCAATGTAGTCATTTACCCACGGTGCCTTTGCAGGATCCGGCAGGAACACATGCCCGCTCTCAATTGCCTGCGAGATGGCATTCACTCTGCTGATCTTGCCTCCCAGCGGCGTCACCGGGATGATGAACATCTCCCGCTGCAGCGTCTGGATGATGGCAGGCCCGTTGGCAGCTTCTTCAATCAGCACCGTTCTCGCCCTCGGGAAAAGACGATAGATCGTCTTGATCGCCTCCACCGTATCCGGGAAGTTGAGTCTCTTGTTCAGGCAATACCGCAGATAATAATCCTGTGCTCTCTTCCCCCATACCTGGATGGACACAAAGTCACTCCTCGCATCACCCTTGAAGGAGGCATCCACGGAAATGACCTCCGTCCCGAACACCTGCTCCTCATCCGGGTCATAGTACTTAAACCAGTTCCTCCGGACGAGGTTGCCCTCCTCCTGCCTGGGTGAGCACTGATAAAGCGCCGTCCACGCTCTCTGCCCGCCCTGCGCATCGGAGATATAGCTGGCCTTAAAGTCCTTCAGCCACTGCTCGTCCTTCCCCAGCTCCGGGCACAAAGCTTGCCCAACTTCCCTGCCCAGCGGATCATTCTCCTCCGCCTCCACCGGCAGGCGCAAAAGCTGCGCATTCTTCTCACTCCGCAGGATTCTCGCTGCCAGGTCATCATCGGTCCAGGGCGTCATGATGACCACCACCTTGCCCTTCGCCGCCAGGCGGCTCTTCAGCGATGCCTGCCACTCACTCCACACCCTGTTCCGGTAAGCGGGTGAGTCCGCCTCCTGCTGGTTCTTCACCGGGTCGTCAATAATGATGAGATTGGCCGGGTTACCCGTGATGCCGGACATGATGCCCCTGCTGATCATTCTCCCCTTCCCGTTGCTCAGCTCAAACTCCCCCGCCCGGTCAATGGCCCCGATCTCAATGCCGAAAAGCTGCCTGCCCACATTTTTGAGCTTCTCCTTGTTCTTCCGGCAGAAGCGTTCAGCAAAGTCCGAGTCATAGGATGCCAGGATGATGTTCCGCTCCGGGTGCCTGCCCAGATACCAGCTGGGCAAACTCTCGCTCACCGTCATGCTCTTGCCGTGCTGGGGCGGGCACTCTATAATCAGGATGTCATAGGCATGGCCCGTGTCCGTCTCGATAAAGCGCTGGATCCTCTCCGCCAGGAAAGAAGAAAGCTTCGTCCTGATCCATCCCTCTCCGGTGGCATAGGCCAGATACTCCCCATAATACCGCCGGGCCAGCTCCCTTCGCGCCAGCTCCCGCGAAAATTCCGACTTCTCCACTGTCCACCCCTTTCCCCTCTAACTTCCCCAAATATCAACTCTCAACTAGGACAACTCATATCCTCCACCTTCATCCCTGCCAACCGGCAGAGCATCCCGTCACTCAGTGACCGCAGATCCGTAACACCGCTCTCATCCGATGAAGGCCCTTCCCCGTTGATCTCCTTTATAAATTTGGCCGCCGAGGTGTCACCCTGGGCGGCCTTCTGTATCATGCCATAGACAATCGTCGCAGCACACGTTGGTTTGATGCAGAGCTCCATCAAAGCCTCCCTCGGATCCTCCGATGCGGGCATCGGCGATGAGAGCATCCGGCTGCACAAGCTGCCTAAGGTTTCAGGATTCTTTTTTTCTTCTTCGTTCATGCTATTCTCCTTTCTCGTAAGCCCGCGACGAAGCACAACGGCGAAGCACACGACGTGTAGCGAGTGTGCGTAGCAAACCGTGGGTTCGGAGCGGAAAAGGTGAAATGGCACAAATGTCTTTTCCGGAAAAGGCTTGCCTTTTCCGGCAGACATGAAGCTGCCATTTCACCGCAACCTCCCCTGCACGTTATAAAACACCTGCGCCCCAACGAGCTCAAAGTCCTCATTCAGATTTGCATTCATCAGCTTCATCGTGAAATGAAGCACTCTCCTGCACATGGGCCTCCTCCTGAACACCGCCGGCACTCTTGTACTTTGCTCCCTTGTCCCGACTGACACGCTATCTTGGCCCCCTTGCCTAAAGGGTAGCGAAGCGTCGCCACGGGATTGAATGACCTGCCGGTGGCAGGTCAGATCCGTGGCGTGACCGAGCCGCAGCGAGATAGTCAGCGAGCTATTCAGCGAAGCTGACTGGGGGATTCCCACCACCCTCAGATTCGTCAGATCCTTCCTCTCCTCATAATCCGTCAGATACCAGATCTCCGTGTCCTCCGGCTCATAAGCCCCCAGTGTGACGATGACGGAGTTCACATTCTTCCGGCAGTCATAGCTGCCGAAATTCATGGTGGGAAACCGGAACACTCTCTCAATCGCCTCACCATAGTCATTATAATTATTATGTAAACCTGTTACCCTACCGGCTCCATCCACATGGTAAATCTCCCCGCCTTCACAAATCAAGGCAACTGCATTGGTGTTGGTCAGCAGAAACCAGGAAGGATCCTTCCACCCCGAGAGCTCATAGTTCCACGCCCAGGTGTGCCCTCCCGCCGTCAGATAATAATGCGCCCCATCATCACAGGAACACACCAGGTCTTCTCCCACTGCAGCGCCTTCTCGGCCGCCTTCACTTTCTCCGCTTGCTTCTCGCTTCCCCTCATTTAATCGCGGATAGAGCACTGAAACCGTGGCATCTGTTGTCTCCGCGAAACTTGCAGCAGACTCCTCGCGAGCGCCTTCTTGGCCCCCTTGCCTAAAGGGGGCTGTCAGCGAAGCTGACTGGGGGATTCTCCCCACATCCGCCAGATATCCCTGCCTCTCGGCACTCCCATTGATCTTGCGGCTGATGCAGACAATGTTGTTCTCATTGGCGGGCGTGGTGTCCAGCAACATATAAATCCCCTTCCGGTTGGCAAACACCAGGTTGTTCTCCACGATCTGGATGCTCCACGGCAGGTCACACCCGATGGAGGCATTAATCGGAATATACGGCAGGTCAATCATGATCCTGCCGTTTATCTCCTGCACGCCCAGCGTTGTCTTGCCCACGGACCTCTCCTTAAACACAATCAGGTTGTCCTGCTGCCTGCCAAAGCCCGTGATGCGCTCCTCGCTCGAACCCGCGAGCTGCACCTGTTCCATCGGGAAGTAACTTGCATCCATCTTTATACTGGAGTTCCCGCTCCAGAAGTAGGCATTCGGCTGCTCTTCAGCTCCTGCCATCACCACGCAGAGCTCTCCCGTGCCGCCGTACACAGCCACGTATCGGCAATCCGATATCGCCTTCTGTGCTTCAACATTCCCCAATTCATATGTTATGTGAACTGTATTATTTGTCGGCGGGTCCGTAACCGGCGGCGCCACATCAAACAGCACTCTCCCGTTCTGCGCATCATAGCTCCACCCGGATGTGACATGATAGCCATTGACCTCCACATACGTCACCCTCTCCGCCTTCACCGGCAGGGCATAGGTCTTTGCTCCATCCACGGCGTTGTACCACACCGTCTTCCGGCTGCTCATGCGGTTTTCCGGCTGGTAAAGATCTCCCGCACCCGTGGCAGGGTTTGCATTGATCACAATCACCGGCTCATAGGGGAAGACCTCATTGCAACCAAAGCTCCACTCCCCATCCACCATCGTGGCCGTGATCTCCTTGTAAGCACCCTTTGTCTTGTAATACAGCCTGTCACTGTAGGTGAAAAACGTCCCCCTCACCTTTGGTACCCCCACCGCCAGCAAAACCGGCGTCGCCACGTACCCACTCTCTGCAACCGTCCCGGTGCCACTCTCTACAACCGTCTCCGTGCCACTCTCTTTTGATCGCGGATAGACATCCGAAATCGTGGCATCTGTCGTCCCTGCGACTCGCCAAGTGCCGGGCTCCGCCCGGTTGCTCGCTTGCATGGCGCCTGCGGGCGCACACGCGAAACTTGCTTCGCTCTGCGAGCGAGCTTCCTCCGCCGCCTCCTCCAACCGAAAACAAAAAATATTCCCCCCGATGTGTGCAAAAATGCACCCATGCCATAAACGCGGATAAGCCGCTAACCCCTGCCCCAGCTGATATTCACACAGAAATCTCTGTCCCTTCCGTGAGCACAGCATGCCGTTTCGCCACAGGAGATTCTTCATCTCCGGGCTCTCATTCGCCTTCAGCCGGGTTTCCGGATCCCATAAATTGATCCCGCCGTTCAGGCAGCTGTAATCCAGGACGTATTCCTTCTTCGGCGCCGGAACATTCCTGATCTGTGCACTGCGTGACTGCATAAAACGATCTCCTCATATAAGCTCGGATAGAGCACGCAGTGCGAGGCAAAAACTCCTCTGCCGAGCCGTTGAACTGCACTGCAGGCGTGCGTGCCCTACTCCCCACTCTGCCACTCCCATCTCTCCTCCTCCAGCTCTTCCGCAATCTCGTCCCACCATTCCTCTGCGGGCACACGCCACACGCATTCATCACAGCCTATCACAACACCGCAGTCAGCCTTATAAACGTCCTCATAAAATGTGCTGCCGCATCTGGGGCACGCAGGCGTTTCCGCCACGACAGGCGGCTCAATCCTGTAATCCTTCACCATTACTCCTCCTTCAACCAACCGCCAACTACCAACTACTAACTACGCCGCGAAGCAAGTCCTTTAGGGCCAACTATTAACTACCAACTAACAACTAGCATACACTTTATCACCTTCCCCACATGAAATCATACTGAAATCATAATGAAAAAAAGCACTCCACGGCTCTTGCTTTCGCGGTAACCCTCGTCTCTTCACCCATGTGGCACTTTTCTCCCCTATGCCTTGCCCCCGTCCCCTATTCTCTATTCCCTATTCCCTAATCCCTGTATTCCCTTCCTCCGCAGATAATAAACATTCCTCTCCGTATACCCCATCATGCGCCCGATCTGCCGGAAGCTCACCCCCTGCACATAGTGCAGCATCAGCACCTGGGCCTGCTCAGGGCTGTCAAGCTTTGCCAGCAGGAGGCAGATCTCCCTGACCGCCTCCTCCCGCTCATGCCTCAGCCTTTTCGCCTTCTCCTGCAGATCCGCTGCCCGGATCAGCAGATTCTCCATCCGTGACCCTGTATATCCGCCTCCCCCTCCTCCCGAGAGGGAGAGCACTGAGGTGTGCCCCTTCGCCGCCTCCTCCAGCATGGCCGCCTTCCCCTCCAGGGCACGGATCTCCTCCCCCAGCTTTCCCGGCCTCTCCAGCATCTCCTCCACTTGCTTCATCAGCACCCCTCCGTCAACTCTTAATTACTAATTACTAATTATCAATTGTCAATTATCAATTATCAACTCCTCCTTCAGCCTCCTTAGCAGCCACGCCCCGTCTACCTTTGTCAGCGTGGCGTAATACGCCGAGAGGAAGAAGCTTTCCGTCTCCCTTACGGTCTCCCTCGCCTCAGGGTCCTCCGGATTCTCCTGCAGGATAGCCATTGCCGCTCTCCAGTCCTGTGCCGCTTGGATGATAATGCCGTTGGCCAGCTCCTCCCAGCAGTAGCGCTCATCCTCCCGGCAGGCTCTGTTCCCCGCCCGCACCTTCGCGCACCGCCTGCCCCTCCGGGCCCTTTCAGAAGCTCTCCGCCAACTTTCTACGTGCTCCCTCTTATAAGCTCGGATAGAGCACTCATCTCGACGCGAAGCGTTGTCTCCCTGAGCATCACGCCGCGAAGCAAGTCCTTTAGGGCGACGCGTGACCTGACGCGCGACGTTCCCAGCTTGCTCAGGCAGCACTTCGCCCGAGCGTACACGCTCTTCTCGCTTCCCTCGCTCCTCTCTCTCCAACCTCCTCAGTGCCAGGTAGGCGGTCATGTCCTTGTATCCCTCGGCGTTGTACCTGTCCCGGTCCCATCCCTTGCGTAATTTGCTATATATCCTCTGCCTCAATCTCTTCTCCTCTCTCTGTGTTTTCACTTTGTTAATCTCATTTGCGCTTGACAATAGGGGGAATATCCCCTATAATGGGGTTGACTCAAAATGAAAGGAACTGGATCAATGCCTACCATAAGTCATTTCTATGGAATTACTATTGTAATGTATCTTCGATATAAAGAGCACAATCCGCCTCATATCCACGCTATTACTCAGGATTTTGATGCACCATTCTTTATTGAAACTGGTGAATTAATGGAAGGTGAATTTCCTCCGAAAGCAAAAGCCCTTGTTAAAGAGTTTGTATTAAAATATAAAGATGAACTCCTTCAAATGTGGGAAACAGAACAATATAAAAAGTTACCACCCTTAAAATAAATCTTTTAAAGGAGAAATATGTATGCTGCACAAAGCTTCTTCTTTAACTTTTCTCGATAACACCGCTCTGAAGCTCCTTTTTATGGATGGAAAAGAGAAGCGCTACGATGTATCTTCCCTATTCGAAAAATATCCTCAGATGACAGCTTTAAAAGACAGGAATCTCTTTCTCTCCGGGAGACTGATCAGTCCCTATGGTATTATCTGGAATGATGATCTGGATCTTGAAGCGGAAACAGTCTATGAGGAGGGAGAAACAATTTCCGACTCTCCTGCCTTAGAACAGATTGCATCCTCTGCTGTTGCAAAAGCCCGGGCACAGAAAGGGCTTTCTCAGAAACAGCTTGCCTCTCTGTCCGGTATAGACCAATCTGACATCTCTAAAATTGAGAGGGGGCTTGCCAACCCTTCCGTCTCCACCTTAAACCGCATTGCGAAAGCAGTAGGAGGGAATTTAACGATCCATATTGATTTTACTGATGTCAGCATTTGATTCTCCTCGTTCTCGCCTGCCCACCCCTGACGCATCATCAACCGCAGCACAGGCTGCGGTTTTTTTCGCCAACTAACTACTGCCACCTAATCCTCAAACTCCGTCGGCACAAACACTCTCTCCTTCTTCCCCCTGGATCCCAGCCCAGGGTGGCCCTTGTCCTGTTCCTTGGCAAGCCAGGTCACAATAAAGCCCTTCACCCCCTTCCTCGTCTTGCACTTCTTCGGGTTTGCCAGGCACCAGGAGCGCATCTGCTGCAGCTCCAGCAGCACGTCCACCGCCGGGTAGGCCTTTTCCCACTCGGCCACATCCGCCTTGCCCACCCCATATTCACTCCCGTCCGTGAGCGGAATCAGCACAACCGCCTCCTCATCCAATTTCTCCGCTTTTCCTGCTGCCTGTGGCGGCATGGAGGCGGAATTTTTTTCCGCCTCCGGGCCATCACCTTTGGTTTGAAATGAATTGGTTTGGTCTGGATTGGATTGGTTTGGATTGGTATTCCCTGCGTCTGCAGCCTCCCGCCTGCCGCCGCAACCATCCGCAGCCTTGCCCTCACTCCCCTCATACCTTGCCCTGGCGTTTCGGCTGTTCTGCTCACTCTGTTTTTTCTTCTTCTCCTCCTCCCGTTTCGCCTTGTCGGCATAGTGGTTGTCCTTGTTCATCACCCGCACGGCGTAAAACCGGCAGTCACCCCCCAGGGTGATGGGCGTGCCGTCCCGCCCGTATCGCAGCAGCGCCCGCATGAGAGCCCCGAAGTCCTCATCGCTCAAAAGCTCCATCTCCTCCAGATATTCTATCGGCACCGGCACATATTCCCTCGCCATAACATTCCCCCCCCTATAATTGTTTTGTTCATAAGCTCGGAAAACAAATTCGTTCTCCTCAGCCTCTACCCATTAATAAGCTCGGATAGAGCACTAAAAACGACGTAAAATGTAGTTAACCGAGCACTTGCTCGGCAGCCATTACGAGCACCCCCAATAACAGCTAACAACTACACAACTAAGAACTAATATCTAACTACACAACAATTATATTTTCTCCTTTCCCAAAAGAATTACCGAACCACGCAAACTCTCCGCCCAATCTTGCCGAAAAACGCAAAAAAGCCGTTAACGGGCATAACCTGTTAACGGCTCAAAAAAAGATGCTCAGCTCTCGCTGAACATCTCATGTTTGGTATCTCTATATACAACCTGAATTGTTTCTCAAGCTTTACTCTGTGCAGCCATCTTTTCTGGAACCGGCTGAAACTCCAGCTTGATCGTCATTCCCATCCCTGCAGCCAGTCGTTGCAATGTCCGGATAGACGGATTTGCATTTCCTCTCTCCAGTTTACTGATATCCCCCTGGGCTATCCCTGTCTTTTCTGCTAATTCTTTCTGGGTCATTCCGGATTGCTGCCTCGCATCAATAATAGCCTGTATAATAGCGTGCTCAGGCTGCAGTGCTTCATATTCTTTTCTGAATTCAGGATCCTGGAGCTGTTCCTGAAGAAAATCATCAAACTTTACGCTCATTTTATTTGCCCTTCCTTCTCAGATAATCTGCCCGATACCCCTTGGCACGTTCATTTTCCTTATGCATACATTATAGGTTTTATCCTATATTGTCAAGAAGAAATTACGCCTTTCTTACTCAAAACCCCGAACATATACCTCGCCATAACTCTAGTCGTACTCCTTAAACGATATATGGCTACAGTGCCTATGATCATTGCTCTACATGGCTAAAGTTGGTACAAGCATTCTCAACAACACACTTGATAGAACACAGAGACTGTGGAGAGTTGAGACTTATATGGAGTACATTGAGGACAACGACGTCATAAATAAGATTATGGCCCTGCCCGTAGAGAAACGTGCTGCTGCCTTTGAGAGCTATCATAAGAAAGCTATGGATGCTGGAACCGGCTACGTAAAAGCGGAATCCGGTATAAGGAAGACTACGGAAGAAGCAGACGACGCAAGAACCTCTACCCCAGGATGGAGTGTTAATCCTTATCTGACAACCCCGTTGAACACAAGTACGCCAATACCGGTAAACGGTACGAAACCGGTGCATTTCGACAGCGGCAACATAACACAATCCAATGTTACCGCGCCGAGTATAACTCCTATGGTTATACCGCCCAATACAAATACCTCTACTTCAAGGAGCGGATTCGACCGCGCCGAGAAGAAAGACAGAAGATTCTACTATTAAAGTAGAAAACCCCCTACTACATCGCCGTAGTAGGGGGTTAATTTTTTATACTCATTTCTATGGCAGATCCGGTTATTTCTATTGTGCCATATGTCGGATTGTTTGGATCACCAATACTTCCAGGATTCATCACTCGAATGCCGTCTACTGTATCGAGGCGCGGCTCATGTGTGTGACCGTACAGCTCCTGCTATGACCCCCAGTCCTAGAAGAATAAGCAATAAGTATAGAATGAAAATCATGCGTTCTCATCCTTTAATTGCTTGACCCGTTCGTAGAAAATTTGAGTATATTTCTCATACGCAGCACGTCTTCTTTCAATACAGTCGTCCAGCATAACGCGGTTCTCTTCAGTGGGGCTTAGAAAATACTGTCGCTCTGCACTGTAGAAGTCCCTTTCAAAGGGGTACAGGGCAGAAAGTATTTCTCCCTGCAAATTCTCACCAGCAGTTTTCAATTCTTCTTTAGTCATATCTTGTTCTCTCCTATATACTTAATCATAGCCTCTCGCAAAACGGTGTTAACTTTATCACCGCGTTTTTTAACTGCCGAACGGAAGTCTTCCAGTAATTGCTTCGGAACCTTTACGGTCTGGTAGGCCATCTTCTCTGAATCATATTTGTCTCTAGCCTTCTTTTGAGCATCAGATATCGGCATGATTAAGTTCTCCTTCGTATTAGCTTGATTGCATTATACGTTATAACGGAGAGTTTGTCAAGTGTTTTTTTTAAGAATTTCGCGCCTATTAACCAATGATCAATGATAATATTTTGCGGCTGCAAAGTCAAGGCGGTTTCACAATATTTAGATTTTTTCCCGGTTTGTAACCAATTTTACCACAAAATATAGTGTGATGCCTCTAATTCAATAAGTCAGAATAGTCCGGCGCTGATATATACACGCCAGCATTTTATTGCTCACCTAGCAAACAACTCTACCAAGCAAAAAAGCATCTGCACGCCTCAACGGACAAATGCTTTCCCGATTCTTTTTTATATAAATAATATAACCCTTCCCACCTCCGGGTAAGCAGGCGGGAGTGGGAGGAGGCCGTGTTGGAAACTCTCCGAGTTTTCAACGAGGAGGGCCCACCCCGCCGTTACTCGGCGCAATTCACGAAAAACTCCTCCAATGCCTTAAATGCAAGATAAAGCCGTTAACGGGTTTTACCCCGTTAACGGCTCAAAAAAAGAACCGGACCGTCGATCCGGTTTTTTTGTCATTCATGGCTGCGGAGAACACGGTGTTGTTGCCATCGACCACTACCACCTCCCCACCTCCTTCACCATGGCAAGAAAAAGCCGCAAAAGCCTCTTCCTCTCCCCGTAGGGCAGCTTCTGCAGCATGTGCAGCAGCTCCTCCGTCTCCTCCCGCTCACCCTGCTGCCCGGTGAAATAGCTGAGGGGCACATCCAGCTCCTTCGCTATCCGCCGCAGCATATCCATCGTCATCATCACACTTCCGTTCTCATAACGAGAGAGCTGGCAATAAGAGATGTCCAATCTCTTCGCCAGCTCTTTCGCCTTCATATTCAGTTCTTCCCTCCGCTCGAAAATTCTGTTCCCGACCGTCCGCATAAATTCCAGTGCTTCCTTGTCATAGCGCTTGCTGCTTTTCATTTTCTTTTTCCTTTCCGCCCCCAAGTGGGCGAAAAGGAACAGCGGACAGGTTTGAGCGCAAAAAAAGAGCATCGGATTTCCCACGCAACCGGCCGAAAGCCAATCGCGCTTCTGCTAAAATCCGCTGCCCCTATCGTGCGCACCTCAGGGACTTTAATTTTTTACAAAATAATCAAAATAATGTTTTCTTCATGCTCTGCCAGCACCCTCAAATCCACTATCATCATAAACTCGGATAGAGCTCTCAAATCGACGTACAATGTAGTCTCCCGAGCACTTGCAGAGCACTGCTCACGAGGTTCAACAAAACAACAAAACCGGCAGACGGCTCTCCCCCTCCATGGGATCTGAACCATCTGCCGGATATAAACACGTCATCAACGATTAATCAATTACTAATAACTACCAACTAACAACTAATAACTAATAACTAATATCTACCAACTATCATCTACAAATCGATCCCATGAATCATCCGAAACCATATCCACTTTCCTTACCGTAAAACCTGTATCAACCCTGCTGTCAGGCATCACCGTCCTTATCTCAAATCTGAAAATAGCTGATATTTTCACCACATATTATAGTTATCGCAACAACCTATGTCAAGATAGCGTTACCTATATATCGTATTATTTTACTGTAATTACTACCAGATATTCCAAATATCAATCCTCAGTCGATTATTCTATACCATGTTAAGTAAACCGCTAAAGTCCAACTTCCCCCACTCACCTGCAACCGAAAGCCCTGTACCAACTAACTACGGCCTATCCCTCTCCCCCCGGATATAATCCATAAACAGATAATCTGCTTTTATCTTCCTGATCCCAGCCGCAACTGAATTCTGCACCCCTTGTCTCGTACAGTGATATTTCTCTCCGATCTCCTGATAGGTCATCCTGAACCTGTACCGTTGCGTGATATACTCTCTCTGAGTTTTTGTGCAGTAGGCAAGTACATTGTCTAATCTCTTCCGCACATCCTTCGGGAATCGCTCCAGCTCTCCGGATATTTCCTTGCCGTATAACGCCCGCAGCAGATTCTCCGGATAAAGGATGGGCTTCTTCACGCTTTTCCCTCTTCTCCTAGGTTCCGGAACCGGCTGAAGGAAAAACACTTCCTTCTCTCTCAGATTCTCCTTCTGCAACTGAGAATATTTCACGCACTCTCTTTCCGGATCATCGGTTGCGTAAAGTATTCTCTTTGCCCTCTTTACCAACCAGTGCACTGTCTGCTGCCAGCCAACGTCCGAATCTGTATACAGCACTTCCACCCAGTTCGCCTGTTCCGTAATCTCCCGGAACTGCACATGCGAATGCCCGTTGTTGCCCTTCTGCGCAATCAGAGGCTTCACCAGCACCAGTTTTAACTGTTTATCTTTCTCTCTAAGCCTGATGATGGCTCTGGCAGCCTCAAGCTCAAACCCTGCATACATACACGTCACAAACACCCGGTATCCATCCCTCACAGCCTGCTCAATAGCCGCCTCCTGATAAGAGAGTACTTTAGCCACCCTTACTTTCGGCCTGCCGCAACCCAGCACCAAACATACGCCGGGCTCATCTCTCATAATAACCGGTGTTGCCTCCACTGAGGGTGCAAAAAACCTGGAACTACTCATGCTGAAGGGATCCTGCCCTTCAAACCGGACTTTAATCTCACCGTTTTCTATCAGCAGAAAGCTGATATCCCACTCCTTCAGCGCTCTCTCTACCCGGGCGTAGTCACATACACCGGTTTCTTCTCCGTCATGCTTACCCAGGCTGATATAGGTGCCCATAATCCGGCTCAGTATAACCGCAGACCTGCCCCAGGCTTTGGTAAACCCGTCCTCATTCCGCAAAACCAGAAACCCCGGGTTCTCCTCTGCAAACTTGCTGTACCGCTTCTGCCACTTCTTCATCACCCCACCCCCTTGTCTTCTCCTCTGTCTCTTCCCGTTGCAATGCTTTACGCCACACCGGCTTACCCATGTGCTGAGCCTTTTACTTACCTATGTGCTGACCTAACATGGCCAACCACCAACTAACAACTATCAACCACCAACTAGCAACTAACAACTACCAACTACTAACTACTAACTACTAACTACCAAATCTTTATACTATCTCTCCCAGCTCCTTCAAAATCGCAAAAACATAGCTCGCCCCGTAGATATTCCCCAGGCTCTTCGTGCCCTTAACAGCACCGCCCATCTCAAGAGCCTTCCGATATGCCAGCATCACCGTGGACCTGGTTATGGTCTTACTCCGGGAGCTGATCCGTAATTCCGCCCCCTTCACCGTCTTTCCATCCATCTTATATTCCGGTATCTCATAGGTAAACGGCACACCGGAAACCCTGCCTCACCCGCTGGTGATAAACGTCTCGCCTTCCATCTCCAGAATCTTCTCCCAGAGCGCTATCTCCCCCGGATCTGTCAACGCCTCCGCATACCTCGCCATAGCATTACCTCCGTACCACTACTCCGGACAATTCTCCTTCTGTTCTTTGTTCAGTTCAACCAGAAACACTTCGCACAACCAACAAAACTTTAGCCAACCGATATACACTCAATATGTTTTTATAAATAATCTAATTCTCTACACCTATAAATATTCAAACATTTATACTTAGCACAATTCTACACCCTTACTTCAGACGAACGTTAACAACATATTATACTAAATCCTCACATTGCGAAATCACCTTAATGGCACAAATATTTAACACGAGATTGCGACTTTTGATCATTCTCCTAAACTCTAAGTCGATAGGTTCAGAATATCTGTTCAATGTAAAGCTCATAACAAAGACCGGTAAAGAGTCTATGATCTACATGAGATATCCGAAGTACAGGAAGTGCTTAAACACTATTGTGGAGGAGCTGGGACTTAATCAAGAGCATAGACCTCACGATCCGAGAAAGCATTTTTCACGATGGCCAAGAAATATAATTTGGTTGAATATGCGATTAAACGAAATGTAGGTCACAGGATAAACGATATCACAGAAGTTATCTATACCGACCGAGATCCAGAATGGCTCTATGAAGAAGTCTGTAAGATCCCAATGACGGAGAAAAAATAAAAGCCGTTGTAAATTTAAGCGGATTATTGTATAATTGACACAAATCATTTAGGAGGTATATCATGAAAAAACTATGCTTTTTGGTGCTTACGCTAACACTGCTCCTTGTACTGTCAGCCACAGTCTTTGCTGATGTCGACCTTGCTGCAATGACATTAGACGAACTCATTGCGCTCAGACAACAGGTCGATGAAGCAATTGCATATCATCTGGACGAATCTGCTCTGTCCTCGATTTGTGTGTACCAAAATGCCGA